AGGGCTTCAATCGTTTTTCATCTAATTGTGTTTCAAGAAAAGACTTTCCGGCGTAAATCATGGCAAAATATCCGGCCTTTTCGATGGCATTTAGAAAGGCAACAGCGGCATCCGTCAAAACGGCTTTACTTGCCTTCTTCTTGTTCTCTTCCAGATCCAGCACAAGTGGGTATGTAATTTTCACCCCCGAAACAGTACGCAAGAAATGTTGTGCTTCTGCCTTCGCTTCTGCGACATTACCGAATTTTGCGTAGTGGTAGGCGCCAACGCGAATTCCATTCGCTAGTGCATTAGCTGCGTTTGTTTTGAAGGTTTTATCTACATAAGTGGTCCCCTCACTGGCTTTTAGGAAAACGAATTTCACGCCGTCAGCGGCAACCTTCTTCCAGTCAACCACCCCATTCCAATGTGATACATCGATTCCTTTGATTTGTGTCACAGCTTCTTCCTCCTATTTTTCAACTTTGTTCTTGATATCTCGAAGTTCTGAAATAATCAGATCGTACTTATCGCTAAATTTATCAAGCAGCTCCTGAAGCTTCTGCTCACGTTGGTCGTTATTTTTCATAACTCGGAACAGCAATACAACAAAGAGCACAGCAAAAGGTCCTTGTGTCAGAACTGGCTTTATAAGTGACAATGTTGTCTCGTCCATCCTACATCCTCCTCACCGCCTTTCCGGCGTGAAATAGAAAAGGAGCCGCTTATGCGACTCCCAAAATAAAAACGCCATCCCATTGTTGGAAAGACGTTTGTTATTCTGTAGCTTTTGGATATTGCTCATCTGTGATTGCTTGATATTGCTCTGCTGTAATTTTCCCATAAACCACAAAGTTACCTACATACATCGTATCTTCTGATTCCTTTGTATAGAGTCCCATGTCGTAGTAACGTTTAATTGTTTTATACCAATCCATTTTACAAAACCCCTTTCATAGTCAATTCCATTAATAGTGACGCTTGTTCCTGGGCAGTTTGCGTAGCCTGTGCCTCTAATTCGGTATTCTTCAAAATAAGAAACGCCGTATCACCTGCCTGTTGTTCGTTCTTTGCTTCCAGCTGGGCAACCTGCATCATAAGGGCTGCGTTATCCATTTCAAGTTGATTTATTTTTTCATCAGGTGTAGGTTTGCCTGCATCCTTTGGCGTAGAAACAAGTAGTCCAAGTTGTCCGTTTTCATCCCTCTGTTTGATTTTCATCTAGCTCACCGCCCCTAGTAATTTTTTGACTGATTTATCAACATCAACACTTGTTCGATTTAATGTCAGGCGTAGCGTAGCTTGCTGTTTGGCTACACTATTCGTTGCAATAAACTGGTCTTCGGTAATCGTTTCATCCATCGGCGCACTTGTTTTCGTAGCTGCAACATACGATTCATTGCCTCCTATGTCATGGAATGACACAGCGCTCGAAATCAAAAGTTCCTCGTTTGTCCCACGGTCAACCCAAGCAACAACTTCGTCAATCTGTGTTGACGGTACGATGTTATAACGTACATCTTCGACTAAGACAGGGGTTGATATTTGCGTAGTCCATGTACCTTTAAATACAGGTATGCGGTCTACGATATATATAGATAAAGGGTCATCAAAGTCAATTGAGCTATCTGCAAGTGTATTTACGAAAGCTTGGTCTGACCCTGTGGATACTGTAATAGGAGATGACCAATTTATTCCATCGTCTATTGATTCAATACGTTTAATCGAACCCGCTTCTACATATTCGATAAATAATTTACCTGCTTTATTTTTTGTGATAGATGCATCTTGTCCCGGTACAAGTTTCTGCACAGCGGACCAAGTAGCGCCGCCATCTACAGATTTTGAAAAACGAATGTAATCGGTAGATGTATGGGTTGTATCGGTTCCATGCCAAGCAATATAAATCTTGTTTATTTCATCTGTAATTACAGTAGACTTTTTTTGTGGATATAATTGGATGGTACTTCCGTATATTGATTTTAGCGACCATGAACCTGCATTAAATTCAGACATATAAACAATATTCGCACCACTACCCGACGTTATATTTCGAATGTGGAAAATTATTGGCTTGTTTTCCAATAAAACTATACAAGGTTCTATATACTCAAAACCTTCATCATTCGCTGTAGTTACTTGTGTAGCCTTTGCCCATGTAGCCCCTCCATCTGTGCTTTTACTATACAAAATATTATACGTATTGGTATCTTTTGTAGACCAAGCCGCGTGTAATACCCCATCTGGCGCCCATATTATACTACTACGGTTATATGTCATATTCGCATTTGTATGAACTAATACCGCCTTATTTGTTAAATCACTGTTCGTTACTGTAGTAGCATCGAAAGTTACAGAATAATGCCTGGTATTAAGGTCGGTAAAAAATACGGATACCTTCGTACCATAAGAAGTAGTTGATGGATATCCTGCCCATGAGTACGTAGGATAAGAGCCATGAAAATAACATAATTGTGACCAGGTAAGCCCGTTATCTTCAGACTTATAACAATAGATTACCCCCTGACCCGCCCCCCCTCTATTTACAGTTACGACTAACCACCCATTACTTAATCTTTGAGGTCTGTTATTTGAAATGGCAAAAACACCTGTATCAGAAATTCTGACCGCAGAACGTATAATTTTCTCTGGATATGCCCAACCGCTAAATTTAAGCGTGTGATTAATCGTATCAACAACCACAGATGAACGACAAACCATAGCCCCTTTTTTATATGATTTGGTGAGTGTTGATGTAATGATAAGCGTTGAGCCATTAATAGCCGCGATTCGTGGGCGCTCTAGGTTTGTATCATCAAATACCGTAATCTCTTGTCCAACAGCAAAGCCAGCTACAGAAAGCACAGGAAGCGTTGTACTGCCTATGGATAATTCTGCTGTTGTATTCGTTCGAGTGTTGTCCATCTTTGCAATAGAACCACCATTCCTGTCGTCAAACAAATCATAGAAAAAGCCACTTGCTCCGTCAACGCGATCCTTTAGTTCGGACACCGCTTTGAGGTTTGCGACTTCACGTTGTAATGTATATACTGCATTTACATCTACACCTGGTTTCTTTCCGTTGTACAACAGTTCCCCGTTTGTATCTTCTGTGATTTTATCCAGTTGTACTTTGTTTGCATGTGTATGGTGGATAATAGAATCAGATTTGTGTAAATTAAACTCTTCCTTGGAAACTGTATGCGCTACTTTTCCATCGATAATAACCATATTGCTATTGATAACTCCGATATCCGCTGTTTCATTGTCTTTAGGCAGTTCTAAATTAAGATTAGGTGTTAAATCGGGCATCAGACCATCTCCCTTTCTCTAACTTCTTTCCAGTTGTAATTTTTAAGAGCGCCCCATGTTTTACTTTTCACTTCGCCCCAAACGGTATAGGTGAAATAGTAGTCAATGCCAAGGTGTGCAGGGATTAATTCACGTAAAGTTTGTTTGATATCGTTCATATTAGCTGGAATGCCACGCTTACCGACAAATTTTATCTCAATAGCAAAACGCTCATAATTTTCTTTGACGTCTACCTCACCACCACTCCACGCCGATGCCACGTTTTTAATCTTTGCTACAGATACGGTGTCAGAGAAGCGCATACGGCCTATAACAACCTCTCGGCGCTCCTGTAATGGTTTAGTTTCGTCAATCGGAATACCGAATATCTTTTCCCAGTTCGCAATGCCCCATGTAGCCGTAGCGGGGTCAAACTGTAGGAATACATCTTGTCGCTGAGCCCTAACTCTGTCTAACTCCATCGCCTCTGCGTTTTTCAATTCATGGGTTAACGGATCCTTATGATAGTTTGAAGGCATTTGAGCTATCATCCGTTCTTTTCTATTCATAGAAATTCACCGTCCCAAGTACTGCAACCGAGCCGTCTGGAATCTCAATATTCGCGGTGTCTCCATTGATCGTTAAATTCTCATAGTCAATAACGTCTGGAATGTCGCCCAAAATATTTGCAATACGTGTCCAACGTACAAGCGGATCTTTAAAAGCAAGTTGTTTGAAGTATTCTAATGCCGCTGGAGAGAATTGCCCTGTGATTTTTTCTGCATCAGAATAAGACGTAGGCACCACTTTTGCTGAAACATCAATCGTGATTTCCGTTACACCTACAACAGTGATCCTCGGTCCCGCTGGCCGTACTGTTTCGATATAAGCAGCTACGTCATCGATGATACTTTGCGCTGGCGCTTTTCCGTTATCATCAAGCAGAACAACCTTAACCGAGTTGTTTCCATCCCAAACAGGATACACCTTACAATCAGATACACCACTACGGCTCATAGCCCATTGTCGGTAGTGTGCAGAGTTGCCGCTAATGCCTGGATGCCTTGCCTTCTCAAGTGTACGATTTAGAAGCGACTCTTTTGACTCTTCATCCACACCATTTGTGAATGCTTCATGCTCGATGCTATCGACGCCATGTATCGGTTCGACTAGCTGCAAAGAGTTTGCAGGAATATTTCCAACTGTACCGCCAACCGTACATTCAAAAGGAACCTCCGCTTGGCCTGATGTGATAATCACACCCTCTAACGCGATAAAATCAATCGCATCTTCTTCAATGAATTGCAAGATAGTACCGGCAAGAATAGGCGTTCCATCTACACCTTTAAACGTTACAACATTGCTTGATTTTGCTGCTGGCTTCCAATCTACACCGACCCTTCTTGACCACAATTTCATGTAGAGAAGATCCATTGACGAATTTAGAAAGCCGTTGTAGTACATATTCTGTGTGCTGATTTGCTCTTTTTGTACTTCAACGGCCGTCGGCCTTGTTTCATCCCAAGGAAACTGCCCCTCTGTCTTGTCATACCGATCATTGATATTACTTAGCATCCGATCGTGTACCTCGTCGATTTCTTCAATTTCAAAGTCTGGAATTAGCACCAGATCATCCATTTCCACTTAGCGGCACCTCCATATCAAACGATTGTTCATCAATTAGGTTTACACGGAAATGTACCGTCAATTTGTCTTCGTCTTTTTCGAATCGCCATTCTGATAAAAAAGCCACTCGTGGGTGACGGGTGGCCGATTGTTCAATATTCTCTTGTAGCTGCATACGCATATCATCAGTCATCACCCGACCGATGCAAAATTCTGTTAAAGTGCCATATTCAAATTCCTTTGTGTCTGGATAGTTAGCGTAGATACTATATTGATATTTTTCAGTTCGTAAAATCTTAGTCATCCACATTTTCAAGGCTTCAATGTCATTCACTTCGACTAGGCGACCGTTCCGAATCACAAACTCACCCTTTTCGAAGTCGAACAAGAATCCGGTGCCCAGGTCAATATCATATTGCTGTTCCTCTTGTACTTCTTCAAGAAACATATCTGGGTTCGGCATTTCGGGTATCATTCGAACCTCACCGCCCTATCTAGGACATAATAGGTTTGTTGGTCCTGAGCTGCCATCACAATGACTTCATCACCGACTTTTAATTCATCAAGATATTCAACGTCCGAATCAGATAGAGAAAACGATCCGTTTGCTACAGCAATATCATGCGAATGCTTGTATGGTGGATCAAGTTCTTGAGAAGTAGCACCTGCATCCTTTGAATGAGAAAGGCTGGCTGATGAAGACGTGATCTTCAACTTTCTTTTATGCTGGAGTAAATACTCAGCAAAAACCAACTGTGTCTTATCTAGCTCAATCTCGCCCACCTGAATTTCGATATCTGGTAATGGCTTTGTCACAGTGCCTACTTGTATCCCTACAAACACCGGATTGTTACGTGCATGAAGTTCCTCTGCCATCAAGATAGCAGCACGCTCTGGCGTTATCTCCTGCATTTCCTCACCCCTCTAGTACCGCTTCAATGTAATGTTTACTTTGTGTATCCTGTTCACCAATGTATGGTTTGTGCTCGTAATGATAAACTGTCCAATGATGCCTGTTTTACCCTCGCTGACCTTCAGTACTCGACCCGAGCGCACCTCATCGTGCCCCAGGATATCGAAAGTAGCCTCCTCATTAACTCGGTTCAGTTCACGCAAAGCTGACAGCGCCTGACGCTTTGCATCGGACAACGTATTTCCGTCAAAGGCAATTGTCTCCTGTAACAAGCCATATTTGCCCACGCTTCCAGCATCAGCCGTGCTCGTATATACCTGGTCATCTTTTGTAATGACGATACTATTACGCATTTCAGTAATGGATACAGTACGCTGAGGATTGCTGATAAACTCTAGTAAATCAAACTTCCCGCTATTGGCTGCCAACTTGACACTTACATCAAGCAGGAACGCACTTTGTCGGTCAATCACCAGCTTGCCGTTCTCCATCTGAAAGCGATAGTCTTCGCCGATTTCACGCCGTGCTTGGTACAAAATATCGTTCAAAATCTCACTGTACGTCTGTTCGTTGTATATCTTCTTAATCTTTGTTTTCATATCCGCAATATGTGCTGTTGGTATTTTAAACGGTGCAAGCAACTCCTTCACGCAAGCTGTCGCTGTCTTATCACCTTTAAACTGCTTTGTTACACGCGATTTATTCAAATAAAAAAGAGGATCGAAACAGGTAATTTCCCTCATCCTCTCAGTAAATATCATCTCGAAGATATAGCCCATGAATACGACCTTGCCGTCATTTATCAAGGTGACAATATCACTGGGTGCAATGCTGAATTTAATATACGGCGTACCAGATGCAATCGGAAGGGTAAAGTCCAACCGTTGGCCGAGTTCCTCCACAGAATCTGACCACGTAATCTGTCCCACAATCGGCGTCAGTTCAGTTTGCACACCCTCATGTATTAAAAACAATTGATGTGCCATAGCGCGTCACCTCTTCTTCCAGTCGATATGGACATGATCGTAATGTCCTTTGGTTCGCCATAAAACAAAGTATCCCTTCTTTCGCCCCCATGCTGCCAGCTCGTCCAGCTTTTTCGCATTCCCTACAACGTCGTATGCCTCATCGGTTAAATGGGCAGAAGCCTTGGCGCCGCCTATCTCTTTATTGCGCTTAGCCGAACGTCCGGCTGAACTAATACGTAATCCAAGTTTCTTGACTTGCTCGCGTACTGCTTTAGCTTGTGGCGAATCATAACCTTTACCCGGTTTACCTTTGTTGCTAGATTTTTTGCTCTCTTCCTTGGGAGGAGGCACATACTTTTCAAATTTCGGCACGGTCGGCTTTACACGGCCCGTTGCCTTCTGTACCTTCAATTGAGGAAACACAAATTCCGTCATCTCAAGCGTATAGTCAATATCTCCGCTGCCACCTTTTACTTTTGGGGTAAAGTTATCAATGGTCACACCCATGTTGATATCATAGTATGGAATCCGTAGTCGAATCGGAATCCGCCGTTTAATCCAGCGTTGCAGCTCCTCTACCCGTTTCTTGGCTGCCGCACCTTGACCGCCCCACCCTTCGAACCCGGCCTGCCCTGTCTTATCGAATGAGTACGGATTATCAGGAAAGAAGGAGGTAATAGTAATCTTCCGTACCTTCGACACACCAATAAGCTGTATCTCTCCGTTTACCGTCGAAAAGGTTTCATTTGCCATTAGTGTTTGTGGGATATCTATCTCACTCGGTAATATCGGAATCTGCATCGTCTTTTCGCCGTTATTGATACTCAAAAAAATAGAAATCGGATTCTCCAATTTTTCACCCCCAAACTAAAAGAGGACAGCCGCAGGCTATCCCTTCGAAGTCCTCACTTTATACCAACAGCTTGTTTAACTTCTTTTAGACCTTTCTTAATAGGTTCCATCTCTTCTTTGAAGTTCTTAAAATTTCGATCTATAAAACGCAATTCTTGTTGATCCTTGCTCTCTAAATACGTAGCTAAATGTCCTGCTACCTTAGCCTTTTGGAAATACGCATATGCGGTCCTATCTTTAATATCGTTTAATTTTTCTTTGATATCAGAAGGCAAGGTGTCGTCGACCTTTGTAGCATACATTTTATCTGTAATACGACTCATGTCTTTTTTTAAGTTTTTTAGTCGTTCAGCAGCTGCTTCCTTGCTAACTTTTTCGTTTTTAAAATCATCTACTATAACAATAAACTGTTCGCCAATTTTATCTGCTTGTTGTGTAGCTTTCGTCAACTCCTGTTCAAAGTTTAATACTTGTCCTTGGTACCTTTTATCACCTGATCCACCACAACCTACTAGAAACAATAAAACACCTAAAATAATCACCATTATTTTTTTACTATTACTTTTCATATTCACTCCCCCTCTCTTCCACATTTTACATAACTATTACTTGGTCGAAAATACTAAGTCATCCCATATTACTCATTGCTGATTTAAATTGCCTAAAAAAGCGCTGGAATTCACTGTCTGTGCTTCCGGAAGAAGCATGATAATGCACATGGACAGGAGTATGTTTTGTCGTTGTTGTTGCACTATTACTTACATGATTGGTTGTATTAGAAAGATACGTTGCTCTGTCCTTTCGATATTCATCAGCTTCACCTGCTGTTAATATAGCTTCGTCTTTATGGACACGAACAACCATATCATCATAAGGTACACGACCAAGACCTGTTTTAAAACCAGGAAAATTAGGAAGAACAGACTTTATCTTTTGATTTGTTGTGTTTTTGAACGATTCCCACGCTGAAACCTCACGCGGTTTTATAGTGGTGGGATTTTTATACATAGGTTGATCGTTAGGTGTTTCATCTTTTAATTTATCTATTCTTTGCCATTGTTCGTACTGATCTTTTAATATAGCTTCTTGTCGTTTTTTTGATTCCTCTAACCCTTTTTCAATTTCCCCAGAAAGTGCAAGAACAATCGCTGTTCCGGCAGCCACGGCTGCCTTTATTACAGGCCCCCCTGGAAATGCTAATCCTAGTAAAACACCAGCTAGCACTGATGCAATGGGGTCCTCTTTAATGGCAGAAATAGCCCCAGAAAGTACAGCTTTTCCTGTTTCGATTCCAATTTCAGTTCCTATCTTTGCTGTGGTAACAGCTACCTTTCGTAATTCATCCCCGCCTTCCCCTTTCATATAGGCGTCGAATTTTTTTGTAGCAATGCCTATAGCCTGTTCAAACTGATCACCAAATGATAGCTTTTCGTTCTTGAATGGTTCAAATACTTCTGCAATAGCTTTTTTAATACTAGGCATCTTTGTTTTTATATTATCTACCAATTTAGTCAGTGATTCATTAAGTGGTTCAGATCCATCTGTAAAGGCGCCAATAAACTCCCGTTTTAATTGCGTAATTTTTTTAATAAGATTATCTTGTAATTCATCGCTAGCCTTTTTAGTTGACCCTCTCCATTCTTCTAGGCCATCACGCCCTTCTATCATAGCGGATATAACTTTCTTACGCATGTCTTCCCACTGGGTACCAAACAGTGCTACACCAGCAGTATTTTGCTTTACAGGGTCCTTCATAGCTGCTAATGCTGAAATAGTAGCAAAGAATGCTTGCTCAGCCCCCTTTCCACCACCGGCAATTTTCTTTGCCATATCGTCAGCATTCATACCAATGAGTTCAAAGCCTTCAATTGTTGTTTTGCTTCCATCTTGCGCTCGAAGGTTAAATTCCTTTACTGAGTCGCCTACCTTATCCATATTCCAAGCGCCTGCTTCAGACCCTTTTAAAAGGATGCCCATCATCTGCTCAGCATTTAATCCTAATGAAGCAAACTGAACAGAATACTCGTTTAAAGTGTCCAGCAAGTCATCATAATAATCGCCCCCTTTTTGTTTACCGAATGTAATAAGATCCAATGCTTCTTCGGCCTTGAGGCCCTTAAAATTGGCTGTCATCCCTTTTATGGTTCGAGTGACTTCTTTAGGATCAAAATCAAATAACTCTTTCTGTGTCATCAATCCTTGAGTAATTACCGTTTGCCGATCTTTTGATAGTCCCTTAAGTTGTTGTCGAAGCAACGCGACAGACTCGGCAACTTGTTCATAATCTTCACCAAAACCACCTCGATACACAGTAGAAACAATATCCTGTATATCAGCCATTTGTGCTTTTGACATTCCAGTCTGGGCTTGTAATTTTGATATAGCATACTCAACTTTTGCTGTTTCTTTAAGCATGCCAGCTATTGCAGTCGTTCCAGCCGCTGCACCAGCCACAACTGCCGCCCCTAAACCAACAGCAGCAGCAGACGCAACACTAAATTGACCAGTCATTAAACCAACCATAGAACGTAACTTGCCGAACTTACCTTGAGCCTCTTGTGCCTCGTCTCCTGCTTCTTCTATGCCTCCCGCAGCGTCTTCCGCACTTTCCCCTAAGTTATCAATTTCCTTCGAGGTGTCGGAAGCTCTACGGCCTAAATCTCGTAAAGAATTTACAACCCCTTTAACTGGAGTTGTAATGTGGTCCCTCATAGAAATGACTGCCTCTACACTAAAACTAGACAAGGTTTTCTTCACCCTCCTTTTTTTTGGATTCTATTTCCACATACATGGAAGCTAGATAGAAAGCCTTTGTGTAGGCGTCTAATCCCCGTAGGTACTCTATAGCGAACCCTTTTTGTGTGTAATAATGGAGGAAGAACCAGCGCTCTTCCTCTTTAATTAGTTTTTTAAATCGTCCACCAGTCTTACAGGTCTGTTCGAATCAATCCCGGCCATACCCATCAATTTATTTACTAAAACGATAATCTCCATAGCATTAAAGAGCTTACCTACAATTTCAAAAGGGTTAAGTTTGGACACTTTGTATGCACTGTGCAGCTCGGAGTCTCTTAGATTCGGATCAATTACACAGTCATAGACCAGGCGCATGTTTTGCTCGCTAAGAGCATAGATATCCGAACTTGCTTCCCCATACATCCATTCATTAAGATAATCTTTAGCACGTTCCTCGCTCGGCTCCTGAAGTGTAACAGAAGCACCTATACTGGCAACGAAAACTTCACTTTTCTTTAACGAATGCACTTCTTTCTCTTTCTTTAATTGTAGTAAGTCCTTGATAGTCGCCTTTTTTATTTCAGGTTTCTTTACGTTTTTGTTTTCTTCTGTCATTTATATCCCTCCAAAAATAAAAGGAAGAAGGTTATCCCTCTTCCTTAATCAATTAAATCTTCAAATTCTACTGACCTTGGTGCAAAGTTAAACCGGAAATCACGTTGAATATATTTTTTCACCTCTATGTTTACAATAGGAAAATCCTGAAACCAACAATCATTTAAGGCAATTGTTTCTACTCCCCCATTATCAGGGTCGTTTGTTTGGAATACGATAGAGACGTGTGGGTCTATCCCTTTCTTCCACGCCTCAACAATTTCCCTAATTCCAAAGCTATTCACTTTATATACAGTAAATGAACCAGTACCTCGCAGCCCACTCAACTTTTCATATTCGTCCAACATTTGAACAAAATTCAGCGTATCTCGTACTGGGATTACAACAGCTTCAGCACGTTGTAATTCAAAAATTTCTATCCCGCTAAAAAACATTTTGCCCCAGGTGCCATTTATCACTTTTCCTGGCTCTAATTTCCTTGGCATTTATCTCACCTACCTCTTTCTATATTGCGATATCAAATTTCAAATCTTCCATAGCGTCAAGTGCAGATATACTACCAGAGCCAAAAACATTACTCCCAGTATTCGCTTGCTTAATCTCCGCCTCTGACATTGCACTTGTATCTTTCCCCCTCGATTCTAAGTACCGTTTCTGAGCCAGCACATCAATTTGCGCCGAGTTATTTCCTGTTGCCTCAAGTACACTCTCTGTTACAAGCTCTTCAAAATATGCATTGACTGCTCGGAAAAACATCAGCTTGTTGATATATGAGTTCACATACTTTCCAACATATTCATCTTCAAATGTGGACCGGATGTCTTCAAGTACCATGTCTAGAATCTCGACAATACGGATTTTTGAAAACTCCTGGTGCTTCTCTGCCGTGAATGTGACAAGCGAATTGACAGCCCGGCCAATCTTCACCTTCTTCCCGTCGTTGACAAGAATAAGCTGGCCGCTATCAATCGCTTCGTCTGGATCGTCAATCTCCTCAATAGAAGCAACATCAGGGAATACATAGTAGGTTGCTGAGCGCGTAAACGGTAGACCTGCAAACACGGACGCCAAGCGCACAGTAAACTCTTCAGTTGTCTTTTCAGTTCCATCTTTCATCTTGATACCGGTAGTTGTGAAGTTGATAATACCTTCATGGTCCGGCCCAGTAGCATTCGTAACAACCGCCTTGAATATTTTCTTCTTGAGTGTACGTTGGCCTTTAACAAACGCCACGATATCGGTTGTATCGGCTGCCGTCGCTTCCGGCATGGCAAGATAGTTCCAGTACATACCCTTCAATATTGTCAATGCATCGGATACAGGGGCGTCAGCTCCAATCGGCACAACAATCACCCTTGATGGTGTGCCATAAAACGCCTCTTTTACACGCTTGATGTTAGCCGCATTAAAGTCGGTATCCTTGACCTCTTCGATGCCTTTGTATATTTTCATTTCCGTTTTCGTGTCACGGACAATAAGAGCTACAATACCACGCATAGAGCGTGTAATTGCACTGACAGCCAGCGTTCTAAATACAATCTCAATTTTGGGTAGTCCCACTGCTATCCCTCCTTACTAAGATTCATAAGATTCAAATGTAGTTCCTTCATCATGTCGTATCGAGTGAAATAATCGTCTTCAAATACCAGGCTATATGCACTCACATCGAACGAAAAATGTAATGCATCGTCTATTGTCCGTGTAGTCTTGTCAAAGATACTCAGCACACGCTGACCGACGGGGAAATTCAGGCCGAAAGCATCGTTCAAGTCGTCTGTCATACTTAGGTACTCCGCGTTTGTATGCTTCTCCGTCATGTAGATGATTTTCACAGTGACACGCTGATATCTTCGATGTTCTGTCTCGTTCGAATCGACGATAGGGACCAGGTATACAAAAAAGCAGGGAAACTTCATACCCTGCTTTACTTCTTCGTCATAACGATGTTTTATTGTCGGGAAGTCCTTTTTCAGTTTCAAAAGCACGGCGTCAGATAGTTCGGATAGCCTCATGTACGCCTCTTCGTAAAGTCCTTCAACCAGTTTCGCAAATCGTCGTCAATCCACTCTTCCATTTGCTTAAGAGGGATTTCAAACATATGAAAGCCCTCTACAAAGCCAACATATTTACCCGCTTTGTTCTTGATGCGGTGACCGTACTCAATGTGAGGAGCGTAATGGACATTGGTTCCGACAACGACAACGAACTCGTCGCCTACTCGTTTTACACCGTCAACCCGGATACTATCACGTAAAGTACCACCGTTTTTTTCAGCAACCGGTGTCAGAAGCTTCACAGAAGCCAAATACTTAAAGGCCAGCTCCGTAAGCTTCTTCTCAACCGCCCTGGGCATCTCCCTGATCATACGTTGTAGTACCTGATGCTCGAATAAATCCAATCCTTTGAACTCGAACCCCATTAGGACACATCCTTTCGCGTTACAGGGATTTCTAGGTGTGACGGATAAGGGAATGGCTCTCCAGCTGTAAACTCCCGAACCCATCCATTCTCTAGCACCACAGTGATAATATCCCCGGCCTGTACGTCAACTTCAGGACGGCATAATATGAGGCTGTCGTAAACAATATCATTCGTGCTATCAGTTTGGTTCGTATTTCTTGACACACTCACAGACAGCCTACAAGGCACTGCTGTAGCCTTTGTATCTTCCCTGTGGTCTGTTGCCCCGTTTGGCTTCTCATACTCCACCCATCCTCTTATATCCATCCTGTGGGTGTACCTGGTTGCCAAGATATCCGCTGGAGTCATCGAACACGCACCACCCGAACAACAAAGCGATCCAATACAGAAATCAAACTGCCGCCTATAAGGGTGTATCCCGGCACAGGAGCGTCACCATAGGTAATAGTGGTATTTCCTTCCGTAACACTCTTCACAGGGGCATTCTGTGTGTCTGACGGTGTATTTGTCTTGTCCCTACGATAGAGCAACACAACATGGTCAATAAGTGCTGATTCAAGACCTTCAGGAAACTCTGTCCGATTCGTATAGGCCAGCATTTCCTGTTCAGTGGCTGATAACCAATAGTTCAGTTTGGCATCATAAGTGGTGTCGTCTTCTGGGATACCAGCCAACATTTTGACGGTTGCCAGTCTATCCATGACTTTTCCTCCTCAAAAGAGAAGAGAGCACCCTCTTGAGCGCTCCCTATTCTCCCATTTCTTTTTTAGTTGTCTTACGTTCTGTTACCAGCTTAAAGCCCAACCCTTTATACACCAGCTCATACGCTTTTTCCGTGACTTCGAACTCTCGTCCATCTGCATTCTTAACTTTTAGTGTTTTTGCTTCTTTCAAGGTTTCCTCCTCCTTACGGTGTAGCTGGTTTTGGTGTTAAGGCAGCGAACGCATCCTCTTTCAACGTCATAAACGCTACATGCATTGTTGCGCGTAGTGCAAACATATCCCGTTGGAAAAGGTTAATTGGTTGTCCATCTTCACCAAGAATATCAAGCGTTGCCTCTGTAGCAATCTCATACTCGATATCTTGTAAAATACCATAACGCGCATAATCCCAGTCACCTGTAATCAAGCGGGCTTTTGTATAATCCCACGACTTACCATTTACATAGCCCACTGGCAAACCATGTAGAGTGGAGGGTGCGGCCTTTGTCTTATCAGTGAAAAGAGAGTTGCCCTTCGCATCCACCGCGTTACGCATCGCTTGCTTAAAACGTCGAGTTGTAATAAAGCCATTGGGATCTCCGTCGCCATCTTCAACCATAGCGATAATATTAGAGGACTCTTCACCAAGGCCCTTACCTGTAGAATTTTCCTCTAGCTTGTTGCCAGATGCTACGATGTTTTCCCAGATGCTTTGCCCAGCAGCATACGGCGAATCATTACCGAATAGCGTCGCCTGGTCAAATTTTGTGTAGAACGCTTCAGCAATAGCCGGACGCATTTGATTAAAGAAAGCCGGAACTGTCCATTTCAAAAATTCTTTTGTAGCCGGAATAATTACACCTAGTTTTTTCGCCTCGATTTTGGCTTTTAACCAGGTTGGCTTGCTCACTGGAATCTTATTTCCTTCATCCACCCAGTAAGCACCCACACCGGAAGCTAGATAAGTAAACTCTTTAACTGGCTTTGTCATTTCTTCATACTTCGCAAGCTGCATGACAGCAGAACCACTCATGAATTCTTTCATAACAAGTGTTCCTTGCTCTGCTGGAATCGTACCTGTCTTTGCATCCATCAACAATACGTTATCTTTTAATGCCATCTTTTACACTCTCCTATCGAATACTATTTTGCGCTGCCAGTTCGGCAAGGCTTTGAACATTACTACTGGCCGCCCCGGGAATTCCGCCTTCTGGATGACGGCCATTTGCTTTAAACTTCTCCTCAACCCTCTTGTCAACATAGGTGTTAAACGCCGTTTCTAGCTTACCGATGTTTTCAAGCGTCACATCTTCATCGTCACCAAGAAAATGATCAATCACTTCAGAAGGCAGACCCTTTTCGGAAGCAACAGACAAAGCCTTATTACGTAAAGCCTCGCGCTGACGGTCTTTCTTTTCTTGTTCAAGCTGCTTCTCAAGCTTTTCAATGCGTTTTTGCTCCTCTGTTTTTTGAGGGTTACGTTTATTGACCTCTGCCTCGATCAGCTCTTCCAAATTGTTAGCCTTCCATGTTTCCAGGCTCTTTGTGAAGTGCTGATCAAGTTTAGGCTGCATCAGCTTTTTACCTTCCTTCGACTCAAGATAACTACTAACTGCATCGACCGTCACAAATCCACTCACAAATGATTTAACATCTGCATTATCCTTGTTCTCTTCCAAGAACTTTTTGATCTCTTCAAGATTCACTGTTTATTCCTCCCTGTGCCCTCACAGTTCGCGCCTATGAGTGCAAAATAAATAGCCCAGTTTTATGCCGTGTGGCAGGGCAAAATAAAAAAAGCCCTATTCGGACTTTAACCAAGCAAAATCATTATCTTTTAAAACTTGATGCAAAATGATACTGACACGGTTAACAAAATCCTCGTCTTGTTCTTCGAATCCAGCTTCTTCAATACAAGCATGTAGCATTTCATGGATAAATGTCTGATGTTGTTTATCCATTGACATATTTGATTTAATCCGTATCAGGGCTTTTTGATAAATGCACTCACCCATATCACCAGGATCGTTATTTAATTCCTCTGCCTTTTCGACTGTATAATCAACACCAACAATCTTAATTTTATCCGGCAACATCATTTCACCCCTCCCTCTCATCAAGCGGCCAACTTCGGCAAATATTGTTTCTTCCATTGCTCATAATTTATATCAGCAGGAATGCGGATCGGTTTACCTCTCGCATCTCGCGCCAAGCGTAGCCCCTTCGTGCTTTCAAAGTACGGGATTGTCGTGCTGCGGCAGAAAGGATGCAACGGCGGGCAATTCACACCTATCTGCTTGTCAGCAAGGTCAAACACCTGGTTGTCCATTTTTTGACACGCCTTGCTTGTCTTCCTGTCCAGCGTGGCAAGGAACTGGTATTTCTGTATGCCTGCCTCCTCATACGCCTTCATAGACGCCTGATTTGCCACGTAGGAGCTTTCTGTGCGTACCAAGCGCACTGCATTGGCATAACTGGTTTCCATGCGCTCAGCGACAGCCTTTGAGGTCTGCCGGATATCTTTGCCTTGAATAAAAGCCTGCGTTATTTCTTCCTCAAGTACCTGTGTAAGTCGTTGTCGATCCTGCCAGATACGTTTTGAATAATTGGCACCGCTCCACGGCGTTTCTAGAATGGTCTGTACGGCCTGTTTATTCAAAACAGTGACCGTTGTTGCCATCCCTAGCCCCTGTTGTACGGCGAATGTCGTCTGATAGTAGGAGTCGTCAGCACTCTCTTCTAGGTGCTCCTCAAAGATTTCTTCCTGCTCCTGCTTCAGTTCAGCAAACTGTACGTTGATTTGTGCCATGAGCTGTTCCATGCGAGTCACCCGGGCACGTGCTGACAAGGTGTTTAATTCAAGCAACAGAAGTTTGTCACCTGTCTTCTCAATGCGCTCAATATATTCTTTGATATCCATGCGCCATTGCTTGAACTCGTTTTTGTTGAGGTACACAAGGGCCTGCTGGTATGTCATGCCATTCTCGCTACCATATCGGGCCACAAACGCCGTAATTTCCCTTTCGATCTCACGCTTAGACTTACGATAAGCCCGAAAGATTTTTCTTTCAGTGGCCGTTGTTCGCTTGATATCAGCGCCTGTGATTTCCTCCATACGTTTGTTCCAGTATTCCGAGGACGGCAGGGTTACTTTCTCGTCACTCATGTTGTATCACTGCGTCATATATTGATTTCAATGCACACCATTTATGAAAAGCAGAATCGCTCTCTAAACCAATCTTTGCGACCCTTGCAATGCCGTCCATTTCCTCAGCTAACCCAATAACAAAGTCATGTGTTAATTCACCAGATTCGCATATGCTTTTTACCTTATCAGCCAAACTCATAGAATCCCTCCAATTACCAAAAGAGCTTATTCAGGAAATTGATAATCGTCTTGCATCCGTTTCGCTTTCTCTTCCCTTTCCTGTTGCATCAGCCACAGCTCATCATCTGGGTTTTCAATAAAAGATAGCTGCGCGATGCGTGTTCTATCTGAAATCGTACCGACAAGCATCGAATTTGCTTGCGCCTCGTCCAGGATATGTTTTGGAAAGGTCCGACTAAACGTCATATCAACGTCAAGATAATCAAGCATGATATTTTTCTTTCTCCACGCCGATGCTAACACCTGGAACATTTCCCTGAAGCCTTTTTTCATCTTGGCCTCTGTAGTTGATGCCTTGTTTTCTAAGTTTTGCAGTTTATAGCGCAGTGCAGGGCCTGTATGATTGCCGCCAAAATACCTGTCTTTGAAGTTAATTCCGCCTACTACGTTCCATAAGTCCTCTTCCAAGCGGTCCAAGTGCTTCTCTATAAACTCGGTTGCCATCTCTTTTGTTAGGAACTGGGCGTTTACGCTGTTTCCATCTGGCAATTCTAGTACACCCGTCTGCTTCAGCTTTTCAAGTGCATCGTCTTCCAACCTAGCGCCCGTGATAAGCAAATAAGCGAGTCGAAATTGCTCAATCTCGCTATTTACATCGCTGACAGTGCGATCATATGCATCGATTAATTCTAGGGCGTTCTGTGCATCCCCCTGCCACTCATCGTTATTCGGGAAACAAAGTAATGGTACGTAATCAAACAAATGCTCTTTTGGCTCCCCTAAAAGAATGTACTCGCCTGAATTCGCGTCTTTCTCATAGAGGTAGATAAAACGGTCATCGTAAAACTCCGCGCGCTCCACAGCCTTAATCTGGCCGTCTATGAACCTGTTAATTGTGTAATAGCGTAGTGCATGTGTAACCTTCTCCCCATCTGGCGAGATAAACGCGACATCAAACGGTAGTACGCTTTTTGCCCGTTCTTTACCTTCAGGACATACATACATCAGCAAAGCACCATAAGAGCAGATTGACGCCATCAGGCATGTTCTCACAGCCACATCATGGAACGAGTTGCGCCGCATAAAGTCGTCAATTTCCGCCATCGCCCGCTCTCGTATTGCCTCGTTGCCATTCTCTTCATCCGTGTTATACGAAAAAGACACCGGCTTCCCCATCATGTACCCGACCTTCTGGTCAATGATTAGGGAATAGGTGTCCACGTTGATTTTATTATTGATTTTTGTATCTTCCAGCTCACCGAGCTTACGTGTCATAATCGGCACTTGTTTGGCTTTATAGCGCTGGTATGCTTCTAACATTTTCATTCTTTTTGGTCGGTGTTTATCAATCAGCATCTTAATGAGCATCGGACTGACTTCTGTTCCCTGTAAATCCAAAAACAGCATGATTTCACCTCCTCTTAAATCTTGATACGATGGCGTTTGAAGCCGTCGTTTGCTTTGATGGTATTCTGTGTCATCAAGTCCTCACAGCCATACCGGATAGCATCAATCAAGTGATTGTCCTTATCCACTGGAACGGGCAACACATTGCCGTATTTGTCCTCTTTCCACTTGTACTTTTGGAACTCTAGCTTAGCATTCACGCAACGCACATCAATGATGATCTTCTGCCGTTTTAGCCAGTCGATACCGAAATTCACACTATCTGGTCCTTTCTTAGCTGGAATGGCCCGTACACCAAATTGACAAAGCTCCTTGATAGATTTTGGCTCTGATGAATCACAGGTTACTACTTGCCTATCAATAATTTTCTTTACTTCTTCAGCCAACAGGTCATTGGTCAGCTCCGTCATGTACAGCTCGTCCAGAATATAAAGCGTTTTGCGCTTGCGGTCATAATGCATGTGTGCCAGCGCATTCGGATCGTCGGAGAAACCGAAATCCAGACCATTGTTGAATCGGTCGAACGTTTGCCGGATTTCTGACAGGTCCTGTACTTCCCAATTCTTGAAGATGACATTCCCAAGCACGCCCCAATTTCCAAGCGTATAAACCTCGTAATAATACTTGTCTGTTTCTTCCTCCAGTGCGCGGCGGTCATCCTCTTCCAGAAAGTCGTTGTCCTTGTACGTTGTTTTAAGAATAATGACTTTTTCATCTCGATAGAAGTTCTTATCATCCTGCCAGCCGCTGAAGTATTGCCTATAAATCCAATGGTCCTGTAGCACAGGGTTAAACGAGAGAATCAAACGCTTAGGTACGACAGAACGACCACGCAGACGCTTGTCCAATTGTTTAACAGCTTCATACTTTGTCTCAGTAGCTTCTTCTACCCAAACATCTGTGATAACGCCATCGATGGGTGTTACCGATTTGATTTTCTCTGGGTCATCCAAGCCACAGAAAAGGATTTGCTTGTTATTCAATAGACAAGTGATAACTAGGTCAGACTTGTTGATATCGAAGTATGGTCTTAATCCCATCGCAAGAATCGCTTTTGTAATCTCATTGAACACAGAACGCTTAATGGTGTTCATGACATTCCTGACAATCAAGTAATTCCTATGACCTTCTAGGACATCCAAGACAGTACGTTGTGAGAGAAAGAAGGATTTCCCCGATGATGAGCCACCGAAGAAAAGCTGATAGCGTGTATTATCTTGTAGAAACGGCAAATACGCTTGATTAATCGTTACGTCGATGTTCATCTTTCGAACCCCGTACATTGATATTAATTTGCAGGTCGCCTGATTGCTCAACCTCTTGCTTATCACGCCATTTATCCGGCCTACGATTCTTCAACCAGAAGATTTGAGCTGTAGTATCTGGTTGGACTTCTTTCACAACCTCCTTAATCGGGACCATTTCAAATATCCAATTCCCTTCTTCATCCTCCATAATGTTGCCGAATTCATCTTTTTTAGGCATTCGCTCTTTCGTTACTTCTACGTATTTGTAACCTAACGCACGCTTTAGCAACGCATTCTCAACCTCAATGTCAACAACTTCCTTTCCCTTTTTTAAGGTGTAAGAAATGTCGGGATAGCGCTTTTTCCAATCGTAAAGCGTTTGACGGCTAATACCAATGTTTTTAGCTATCTGCTCATCTGTGAGCCCGTCACGCGCCCAGCCTTCTAATAGTGTTAGTCCTTCTGGCGTTATCCACTCTTGCCATCTTCCTTTTGCCATCTACATCACCACCCACCTCCGAGGCAAAATAAAAAGCACCCCCTAAGGATGCTTTGTCGCTTGCTTTATTGTTCATACACCATTCTTCCAAGTTGATTGATTTTCTTAAGTGCATCAAGTGACCAACGATTTTGCCCTTCTTTTACTTCTTCGAAGAGTTCTTCCTCTAAACTAAAGTAGTCTTTCTTAAGCCAGGACAACTCCCAAAGATTATGAAACTTGTTCCCTTCTCCTGTGCGGTCCAGTCTAACTGTACATTCCTTACACCAGATTAAAAAGTCATCTATTTTATCATGATAACTTTTACCCTCTACCATGATATTTCCTGACCAATCCGTTAACTCTTTCCCGCATTCATCGCATTTCGGACATTTATGTTTCAACATATATAATCCCCCTTTCTGCCTAATACCATTCGACAAAAGGAGATATTTTCCTGCAATAAAAAAGACCGCTCTTCCGGAACGCCTCTTCGCTTATCTTCTAGCACCTACTATAGTGCCGCTTCTAAAGCAAAATAAAAAGCCGAGTGAACTTTTCATCCGACCGCGCATTTTGCCGTTATTCTGAGAAACTACTCAGTATTTATATTCTCGTTCTTCTCCGTCTCTTTTTAACTTGCCCCATGCTACCATATTATCACGGAAAAAAGCGTTTTTGTTCCCAATGTTTTCCCGTTTTTTTCCCACCTTTTTCCCACTTTATTCCCACCCTGCTAAATGTGCATATTTCTCAAGCGCTCGCGGCCTCCATCGGTAAAAAACACTTTTAGAAATACCCATTATCATAGTGATCTCTTTCCACGACTTCTTTTCGATATAGTGGAGTCTCAGCAGATCGGCAAAATGTGCATACTGCTCTTTCATCACCTCCAGTACTTTATCAATTTGATCTTTTTCTGCCTGAAGGTCCTGAAACTTGGCCACACGTTCTAATACCTCCGCAAGATCATCTCGCCGCCCTGCTCGGGCTTCCACCACTCTTGAAATCTTCTGTATCACTTCTTGTAGGGATTTCTCGTCTTCTTTATTTACAGGCCTGCATTCTTGTATGACTTTAAGTTGCGCTCGGATCCCTGTTGGGTGCGAGTGATTAAGCAAGTAGGTATTCACTGTTTGCTCTAGCTTCTGTTCTTTCATAGTCAAATACATATACCTTGGCATTCCACGTAGCTTCCGATGAAGATCCTGTAGGTGATCGTCTTCACTCAATCGGCTCACAGTAATACCATTCCCAACACTGTATGTCTGGAGGACACGAAGCCGATTGACAATATCTTGATAGCTTGATAACTGTGTAATAACAAGCTGTTCAACCCTTGGTGTGATCGCTGCGTTTATCATACTACTCTCACCCTCTCTATTCTCGCTTTTACTGCTTGCATTAGTGCTTCTTGTCCATCTGCTTTTCGTTCCAGTGCAATTACAGCCTCTTCATCCATCGTATCCTCAGCTACTAACCGCATGACTACAATTCGTCGTGTTTGGCCTTGTCGGTGTACCCTGGCATTTGCCTGTTGGTCCTCTTCTAAGCTCCATATCTGGTCAAACCATACAACAGTCTGGCAGCTCGACTCCTGAAGATTCAGGCCATGTCCGGCACTTTTCGGGTGTAATAGCAGAAGTGGTATTTGGTCATTGTTCCAATCAACTATATCCTGGTTCCCGTCTTTACCCTTTCGTAAAATTCGGGCTTGTGGGAATCGTTCTTGGATACGGGCTAAACTATGCTTGAAGTTATAAAACACCATCACAGGCTTTCCTTGTGCTGCCTCGATGATATCCTCTAGTGCGTCCAGCTTTGCATCATGGATTAACTTAATTCCTTTTTCCTCGTCATAAACTGCACCTGAAGCCATTTGCAAAAGCTTGTTGCTCAAGACAGCTGCTGTGGTAGCAACGACATCTGCATCCTGATAAGGTAGAAGCAAGTCCCGTTCTAGTTTTCTATACAAATCCCTCGCTTTATCAGACAGCCGAATTTGTACGATGCGATCAATCCGTTCCGGGAGCTCCAGCCAATCATCAGCCTTCATACTTACAACAATGTCGCTGATTGCGTCGTAAATTCTCTGTTCGGCTTCCTTCTTCTCATGCCATTTGTAGACAATATGCCCGCTACGCTCTCCAGGGACAAAATATCGATCACGAAAACTGGTGATTGTTTTGCCTAATCGCTCCCCTTGGTCCAACAGATAAATTTGTGGCCACAAATCCATAAGGCTATTTGGTGCAGGTGTCCCAGTTAAACCGATTAGGCGTTTCATCATCGGCCGCACTCGCCGCAACGCTCGGAAACGTTTGGATTTTGGGTTTTTAAAACTACTAAGCTCATCAATTACGACAGTCTCAAAATCCCATTTGGTACCCAGCTCACCCACTAACCACTCAACGTTTTCCCTATTAATCACATAGATATCCGCATCAGCTTTTAACGCTTTTCGGCGTTGAATCGCACTCCCAAGTACTTTACTAATTCGTAAATGTTGTAGATGGTCCCACTTCTCAACTTCCCTTGCCCATGTATCATCTGCTACTCGAAGAGGTGCAATTACTAATACTCGACTTGCGTCAAAGTAATCATTCAGTAACAGGTCAATCGCGGTCAGCGTAGAAACTGTTTTCCCTAAGCCCATATCTAGCAAGAGGGCTATATAATTCGTATCTAGAATCTGTTGTGTAGCATACTCCTGGTATTGGTGTGGTTTATATTTCACTATCAAACATCTCCTGTAGAAATGACAAAATATCCTGATTTGAACTTAGGCAGTAGAACGGGACACCTAAATCCAAAATTTGATCGGCTCGTTTTCGTTGCAGGGCCCTTAACTTCTTACCAGGTGCTTTCATTTCTACAAAAGCAACCCTTCCCCACGGAGCCATAACTACTCGATCAGGGACACCGGTAGTCCCAGGTGATGTGAATTTCCAACAAATCCCCCCGCGCTTTTCAACCTCTAAAACAAGTTTTTTCTCCAAAGTCGACTCACTTGGCTTTTTAAATGCGTCATCCTCATACATCTTCCAGGTATATTTGAAAGCAAGTATTTCCCCCTCAGATGCCTCGATGGCCTTTATTCGTGCCAACAGGGCAGCTTTATGCCCCCCGAGAGGGAATTCATCATCTGCGGAAATCCGTCTAGCAAGATTGCCTACCGGTGACCCTTCATCTATCCATCGACAAATCCAATCTTTATAATGTTGCATGTATAAAACCCTCCTGTTCAGATGTTCACTCTCCCGCGTATATGTGCATAAATCGTGCGCAGCATAGGGGTTATTATTTAGGACTATTTCCCACTTCCTATGCTCCACTACTTTTATCTTTAATAAAGAATTTACTGTTACATCTGATACAAGAACGCTTAACCTATTGATATGACTAGGTTTTCTATGTATCAGATACTCAATTTTTATATGTTACCTCTCTGATACATCTGTAACATTAGGTGTATCAGATGTATCAGATAATGTTCAGTAAATATCAGCTGGTCTGTTACACCCTATCGAACACGGTTTGCAACCCATAACCTGGTACGCGGGCTCTTCCTTTTCGCTCTTTCCACCCCGGTATGCGTCGAAGGATACTAACAATCTCCCTTGCCTCCCATGGCCGTATAGAGCCTGCTTTGTTATGGAAACATTCAACCCATATTTGTGAGGCACACACCCGATTTCGTAATTGTCCTCCCTCGGACTCTTCGCCCCATTCATCCTCTATAGGCATATCAAGCCATTCTTGAATTAGCCCTACACGTGGATCTTCTTCCATATGCAGACCTTGGATACGTGCGGCATCTTTATCTACCTCTGGCGATAGTGTTAAACCTTCACCGTTGCGATAAGCTTGTAATGCTTCAGCCCATATCTGGCCTATTTCATACTCTGAAAGCTCTGTAAACATATTCTTTGTCCGTTTAGTAGGGTCAACCGTAACAGGCCAAAAACGACGGTTTCCCGTAGGGTCCTTTAGAAAGTCCCAGTTATTCGTAGTTCCGAAAAATACGCATTTACGCGGAAAATCCGTAATCACACGGTCATAGGCTACCCGGTATTTATCTGAACGCTTGGTAATAAACTGCTTGATTTCGTCTACCTCTGTCTTAGACATACCTGCCAGCTCACCAAATTCGAAAATCCAAGCTGATTGGAGGTGTTCGCCCGCCTCTTTGGTGTCAAAGGTTTTAAGCGAATCACTAAACCACCGCTGTGCCAACATTTGAATAATCGTACTTTTGCCGGCACCTTGGGGGCCAACCAAAACCAGCATATAATCAAATTTGCAGCCAGGTTCATAAAGACGTTTTACCGCAGCTACAAGCATTTTCCGGGTCACTTCTCGAACATAAGCTGAATCTTCAGCCCCAAGGTAATGAATGCATAAAGAGTCCAAGCGCTCTACGCCATCCCACTCCTGCGCTTCCAGGTATTCGATAATAGGATGAAACTTGTTAGCGTGGGCCACTTCCGTAAAGGCATTCTTGATAATGGCTGAAGATTTAAACTCATACGTCTTACCAAGCCAGTGTTCCAGTCGCCTATCATCTGCACCAAGCCACGGCTCATAATCTTCATGTTTGTACTCTCGATCTCTCCATGGCAACGGCTTCCGGATGACTTCTGTATTGCCGAAAGCGTCATATGCCAACACACCCTTAAAGGGGCCATTACTAAGGATGATTTCTGCATTCCTGGCTGTTGACAGTGGGAATCCTGTCTTTTCGTTCACTTTTAGTTTGCTTATCCAGTCAATGTCTGGGTCTTCTCCTTCACCCTCAGATACGTCCATATCTGCAAAGTCCTCTGACAGCTCTGCGAGCCTTTCACGCTTCACTTTTACGTCCTGAGTAGCGAATGCCAGCATGGCTGTATAGCTTGGTAATTTCGTAATGTTTGTTCTTTCACTAGCCCGGTCATCCAGTTTACCGAACTTATGCAACCGTACCAGGTCAAAGGCATTCACTTCTCTTCCGCTACAAGGATCACTCTCATGATGCGAGTAGGCAAACGTGTCTTCATCATAGACCACTAATCCACCGTGACTCGTTGAACCGATATGCGTATATCGTGTTAGGCTATCATCTATCGGCTCATATACATCTGACAGAAACGTCGCTATCGCTTCACTGATAGAGTAGCAGCGGCAGAACGCCCCCACTACACCCTCCTTGGCTCTTGGGTCTTCCATACGCTCAGCCGTTTTACGCTGAAGCTTGTCGCCCTTATGCCGTGGCCACTGTAGAGGATCCTGCCAGTCTTCGTACTCATCTAGCACTGCATCTACACATACAGGTTCACCTTCGTAAACGTTCAATACAGGTTCCGCATCTTTGCTACAGCTCGGTAGATACATAAGCCGATGTACATCGAATGTGGTCTTATCAAAGTAGTCCATACCTATCTGCTCCGCTAACTTACGGCTCACAGCAGCATACTCATCCGGGCTCATTACGCGATCAACAGGCATAATCAATCGGTATTTCGGTTTATTCGGTCGATGGCTGTGTGTGGAGTAGACGGCATAAGCCGTCCCCCCCAGTACAAGCTCTAAAGTAAACATGAACTCACTATCTGCGTGGTCTACGTCCAGTGTGATTAGACTGCGAGTATCGATGTTTTCTTTCTTACGTCGACCACCTCGGACAAGGCCACCAACGAATGCAGGACCATCCTTGATTTTCCCGCGTCCGATATTGTGCATCTTGTCATACTGCGCCATGGTTTCATTCGTTCGCCGGACCTTGCGGAGCTTGTCCACAAACTCTTCCCACGTGAGGTATTCAGGTTTCCAGTTCGTATCAGCGCGATGTTTGCCGAAACTGATATCAAGTTCAATGTCGTTCATTGGATCACTTCCTTACGCTGGTTGCGCCACCCTAGTCTGCTTCTTAGTTAGTAGTTTCTTTACAGTAAATAAGTCGATAAACGCTTTAACCTCATCCGTTGGAGAACAATTTTTTAACCCTCGACACTGTGTAATGTGCCCATTACGAACCTCCATGGTGTAAAAAGGCTTATCCGGCTCTGACGCTTTCCGAAGCAATAAGATATTCGTTTCTCCGTTTGCGTAGGACTTTGCATATCCTCCAACGCAATGGCTAAGTTCGTTCCCCTCTTGAATTAGTTCAGCCGTATCTGTAGCTGGTCGCAGTATGAAGCCGTTGGCTTCGAAATTGTATTTCTTTAAGGATTTAAGCCGTGCTTGAATTTGGAGGTTAAGCTCCTTGTCTTGCTTAAACTTCACTTTTTTAATAGTTTTCTGATGAGCAGCATACAGATTATTCGGGAATAAAATATGCTCCTGTTCTAAGTCCATTCCTAGCTCCTGGCAGTCCCTGATATAATCGCGCCAAGTGATTAAAACTGTTGAGTCCTCCCAGAAATGCCCCCTAACGCCTCCTCTTCGAACATCTTCTCTTCGTAATTGTTTTAGAATGTATCGAACAATCCGAGTAAAGGGTGCATAAGCGGACAACTTCATTGCTTCAGACAAATAGTAGCCAGTTGAAAGGCCCCGTAATAGATGCGCCTCTTGAAACGACAACGATAGCCCATGCTTCCTGTAAAAGTGGTAACTGTGAAGTACAAGAGGGTCTATTTTTATATTTGATGTACGTAACTCTTTAATCTGGCTCTTTGACATCCGGAGTACCTTCTCAAGAGTCTTTCCTCTCCAGTTCACGACACCATATGTTTGATAATCGAGCAGCTTCGCTTCAATCAAGCCACGTAACCCTAACTTAGTGAGATATTCTACACATGGGTATTTTGCAGCTAAATCGAAAAACCGTACGAGATCAGCAGATTGATTGGTGTACTTCTCCCATGTACTATATTGAAATGGTGTTCCTTGAACAGCAGACTCAACGCTCTCCATCGAAAGATAGCAACTTTTATTTTTCATGCTATTGTTAAACTCCGAGCGTACCGCTTTTCTCTTGGTCCACTTATCCTCCCAGTAACTTTGATAAAGCATCATGCTTTTTCCAGGTTGAAAGAGGTACATCGCTACTGTTCGAAACTTCGTTTCCGTTTTGTAATAGTTACCACTGTAATCTCGTTCTACGTACAAGCCCCAAGCCACAATAGCATTAGGGTCGATAACCGACTTTTCGTAGTAAACAAAGTAGGCGTCGTCACTCAAATATTTCCGGCCTCTCCCGCTTGCCTTGACTGTGCATACCGACTGGCATTTAGGGCATTTCTTAATTTCATTATGGCGAAGGTAAAGGGGGTAATCCGTGCCCGGCCCACGCAGATATTCTTTACGACAATGCGTGCAATAGGCGTACTGGAGACTTTTTACGCGACGTGTAAAGATGTATCGACTTTGAAGAAGGGCAACATCCCTAGCAAAGTCGACAATGCCTTGACTAACCTGTTTAGGAAAATGAGCAAAGATATCTTGAAAATTAGTATCCTTTGACATGATTACGCCCCCTATTCCAGTAATGCATCAAAGTCAAAGTCGATTTCTTCTGATTCAGTAGTATCCTCTTTGACTGGCTCCATTTGTTTAGCTGTATCTTTTTTCGCTGAAGCTTCTGCGGTTTGATTCTTCTGTTTTTTGGGATCTGTTGCAGCGGACTCCTCATTTTTGAAATAGTTCAGCACAATTGCGAACCCTTCACTATCAGACAACACCGCCATATTCCCAACTTTTTTCTTTTCAGCGACTTTCCGCATTGCTTCAAGGCTTTTTATAATCGTTTTGTCCGTCTTAAGGATGCTACTAGCGTCCTCTGGATTTTGTTCTAAGTGCTGCAATAAGAATTGACCGATCGCTTGTACCGCTGGATTATCACTGCCGGATATTTCAGATTGTAGTTTTGCAATTGCTTCAGCTTGCATTGATTATTCCTCCTATTTGTCCAAAATGGGCGTATATACCCGTTGCATAAATTTGTAAATTCGAAGATTATTTGCTAGAATAAAATGAATTGTGAGTTATCGGGGCTATCTGCCCCGCTGGCGTTTAGCCAGGGCTTGTGGATATTACTCATTTTCTTAGCCCTCTTTGTTGCTTTAGTGATTCTAAGATTTATTAGTCTTCTACTAACGACAACTCAAAACAAGGGGGAAACGCCTATGAAAAACAACGGTAAGAAAGAAAAAATGAGCCTTCTCACTTCTTCAGCGCTTGAAACAAAATGGGCTTTGGGAGTGAGTTACACAGCCGGGATTGCAATGTCCCCGATAGCTCATAATTAAATTTTCACCACATTTTGTGTTATCAAATTTGATCTACTATCAATCCTTCTGATAAAAGTCACATTCAAACCCTGCCGCAGATAAGGGAAGCCCAGGAGCCCAACTGATCGGGTTTCCCATTACTGCCGTTACATGTTCTAAAGAGCCTTTTCCTATCGGTACATCTAGCACTACTTCATCGTGTACGTGCATAACAGTCTCGTATCCCTCTGCATCTAAGCGCATTAAGCTCTCTGCCAAACAGTCACGCGCTATAGCTTGTACCAAGTTCTCTACCAATCGACCGCCATATGTGCGGTGCGACATCCATTTCTTTTTGACTTGATCCATACCATCAAACACTAGGCCGTCTTTGTCAAAATTCGGGTCTGGTTTAATCCTCGGGTTAACATATGCCAAGCTCCGGCCACTCGGTAAATCAGCGAACAGCACACCCGCCTCATAGCGGTACTGTACTCCGTGTGCTAGCTTTACCGTCGTTTTTTCCCGTACCGCTGTCACTGCCGCTTCTTCTGCGGCGTACCACAACTTAACGATATTCGGATTGGCCTTTCGCCATTGTTTTACCAGTCTAGGCAGTTCCTCCTCTGCTATGCCGCTTCTCAAGGCGCCCATGGCTATTAGCGCATTAGGGCCGCCTTGGTATCCACACGCCAATGTGGCTACTTTACCTTTTGCCCGTAGCTCATAGTTGGCGTGACCTTTCGTAATTGTTTCAAATGGCACTTTGAACATCTGAGCCGCTGTGGCCTCATATATCTTGCCATGACCCCGAAATACATCGAGTACCCAGTACTCATCTGCCAGCCACGCAATTACCCTAGCTTCAATAGCGGAGAAATCTGATACAATAAACCTGTGCCCTTCAGATGGAATAAACGCTGTGCGAATGAGCTGACTTAGCACAAACGGTGGAGGCCCGAACAACATTTCCAGTAACTCAAAATCTCCACTTCGTAACGTTTCCCGTGCGAGGGTCAAATCATCAACCTTGTTCTGTGGCAAGTTCTGTACCTGGACTAGACGACCTGCCCAACGCCAAGTACGGTTCGCCCCGCAGAACTGTAGAAGACCTCTAACCCTCTCATCAGCACACATACTGCGAGACATCGCATTATATTTATCCACACTTGTCTTACTCATCTCTTGCCGTAGTTCCAGTACTCGGCGCGTTTCATCATCAGGGGCAGCATCCAAAAGCACAGGCATATGCGTTTTAGACAATCCATCGGGCGTTTCAAGCCCTCTATCAGATAACCACCCTTTAAGTTGAGTAAGGCTGTTCGGATTTTCTAATCCTGTTAAATCACGCGCTTCCTGTACTAGCCTTGCTTCGTATTGTTTGTCGCAGGCAATAGCTTGCTGGAACAAAACCGGATCAAGTCGAACCCCTCTATCATTAATCCGTTGATCAAGCGCCCATAAATGCCATTCATGAGCTGGCACAGGGAACCGTTCCAACTTGCGACGGACTTCCCTTTCTACAACTACGTCCTGTCGGTTGTAGGCTTTGTACTCCTCCCATTTCTCCATGTCGTGATGTGGGTAGTTGCGCGTCCTTCCACCGTTAGCCTTTGTCGGTTTGCATGGAACAGAGAAATACTTAATCAGGTTTTTACCTTTCGTATCCTTTTGTGCCTCCAGCTTCAGTACTCCTGCGACGCCTTCTAGGTATCCAGGCAATCCCAATGCGAGAGCATGGACCGCTGTACAACGCCACTGGAGAGGATCGCAGTAAATACCAAAGTGTTTGGCAATAGATGTGCGCTCGAAGTTCGCATTGTACGCCGTTTTCACCACGTTCGGGTCTGTCAGATCATGCAGTACTTGCCCTGGTAGGTCTTCAAAAGCCGTAAGGTCTACTACTTGCACATCCTCATCGTCGTAGGCATAGGCGAATAGTAGAATTTCGAAGTCAGGTGCTTCGACATATCGATATACACCCGATTTGGTTAGATCAACACTACTGTACGTCTCAAGGTCAATTTGCAGTATCGGCGTCATTTCTCTTCACGCAATTTCATTTTGAAATCCTCAAGCACAAGCCCTAATTTTTTGACCCTCACTGGATGTGCACCAAGGTCAACGCTATGGATGCTATTAACAATCGTTCGTTTATAATCGCCTACTGCCACACCTCCGAGATAACTAAGTGTGTCCTCTTCCGAATCGAATTTTTTTACCTGGTCTTCCTCGTTGTAGCACTCGTCACGTTCTGTCACACTAACCAGCCATACTTTCAAACCCAAAAACCTCCTAACTGTCTTGATAGAAAAGGGGACTCCTCAGAATCCCCGTTCTCATTGATTAATTCAGAAAATCTTCTTCCTCGTAATCGACATCATCATCAAAATCCACATCAGCAAACTCATCATCGACGCTCGATCTACCACCCAAGAACTCACCGTCTTGTACTTTCACCACATTATTGAGACCAGCCGCAACCCCGCGATTGCCTTTCGCATCAAACGGATAGAAGTTTATGCTAACTTTGGCATAGCAGCCGCTGTACACTTCCGTAGTGTCTGTGATCTCTTGGAATTTCGTCTTGCCGTCAGGCCCTTTGCCGATTGGCTTGGCGATACCTGGTTTGTTTTTGCTTGTTGCATTCAGGAAGTAGTGGCCCGCGTAAGCTTCATCATCTGGGCGCTCTTCATCTCCATCACGTAACGGCGTTTTGCAGTTAGCCGGAACCTTGCCGCCCCACTTGCTCTTGCCCAATTCCTTAGCAGCATCAACAGCAGTTTTAATCTTGCGTAACGTCTCCTTGTCCGATTTTGGAATTAAGATCGCTGTGCTGTATTTCGCGTCTTCCCCATCAATAGAAGCTGGTTCAAAAATATGCACGTATGAGAGTCTAACCTTTCCAGTGATTACCTTTGTTGTGTTGTTATCGATTGCCATGTGTTCATTCTCCTTTGAATTATTTTTATAAGAACCAGATGACCATTTCCCTGAAGTCATTTGATTGATATGGTAGTCTGCAATATCACCCATAGATCAGACCTCCATATCAATGTTTTCAAAATCTTTTTCCAAACTATTTAGTTCTGGGCGTTTGTCCGTTTCTGGAACAAGAACCGGCTTACCCGGTGGCTTTATGATTAGATCGCCCAGCATTGCATTAAATTCTTTCTTACCAATTCGCTTTTCTAACTCACCGATGCTAAGCAGCTCTTGCGGTTTCAGGTACTTCTCTGGCTCCAGTTCAGCAGCTTCTAGCGCTGCTTTTGCTGCACCCTTATCCGTAATCACCCGATTGCTCCGGCCCTCTACAAGCTTCCATTGTGGAATGCAATTGCCGGATAAGGCTTGTCCATAAGCGTAATCCTCTACGTCTTTTGCCCACGCTTTAAGCTGTTCAGCGATGAACAGGATAGGGCCGATTTCCTCATTTGAGAGCAACGCAGGGTCTTTGAATTCATGGGCCAAGGCTCTCATATTAGCCTCAGCACGAGCCCGACAGTTGCCTTTAACCTTGCACCAGCGGCAATGACCCCCAGCCTTGAAATCTCCTTTCCCAGCGAATGCGAGCTCGGCAGCAGGTTTGACAACAGATTCTGCCCACTCTAGCAAGTCATCTAGTACCAGTGAAGCCGTACTAACATTGTCCAGACGAGGTTGAACGATTGTCATGCGAACCTCATTGATAGAATAAAGATAGTTGTAACCCCACCAGGCACCGAGGGCGTATAGTCGAATCTGTGGGTTTCCTTCAGCGCTGACAGGTACACCCTTGCCGTACTTAAGGTCAATAACTTCTAGTACGCCGTCTGCAATAAGCACCACATCTCCTGTGCCATATCCCTCTGGCACCCACTCTGTGAAATCCAAGCGCTCCTCTAGTAGTAAAACAGCGTCTATGGATCTCGCCTTAGCTTCCATGAATCGCTCTTGTACCAGCTCCACGTATTCCTGAACTGCATTTTCCATCTCAGGACCGTAAAACTTATTAGCCTTAAACTGCTCTAGTTTGTCGTCTAAAGCTTTACGCTCTTTGGAATTACAAGGAAGCAAGCGCCGACGTAGCTTGATTTCTGAAAGCTCATGTGCAGCTGTTCCTTCATCCGCGTATTCACTACGCTTGTCTGGAATGTTCTCCTGTAGCCGCGCACTAGGGGGGCAATTAATCCACTGTTCCGCTTTGGATGCCCCTAGTAAGGCGTGAGCGCGTTCAGCGTGTGCCTGCTGTATCATATCTCTTCCAGTGCAGCAAGGAAGGCCGCCCGTTTCTCCTCTGGCACATCAGATATGGATTTGCTTCCGAACTTATCTAGAAGTGCTTTGATGGCTTTTTTTCCTTCAGCTGTGCTGCCTTTCTCCTTTGCTTTTGCCCTAAGTTCCACAACATCAGGTACAGCCTCAGCTTTGTCGCTGTCTTGGCTTTCTTCTGGCTCGGGTTGTGTAGTAGCAGGCGCCTCTTTCGGTGTCTCATCTTTCTTAGACGTTGTGTTCGTTCTGCGCTGGTGTGGTTTCGGTTCTTCAGATGCTGGTACTGATGCCTCAGAATTTAGTTCTTCGGCCTTTGGTTCTTCAGATACTGATGTTGATGCTGATACAACCTGTCCCTTAAAAGCTGCGGATAAAATAGCAAATTCCTGAATAGCTTGCGTAGCGTTTTCCCCGTTGACGATGATTTGAACTGGCATAATATAATTCCTCCTATTTGAAATTCAAGGTTAGATTGTGATAGAGTAAAGATAAGAAAATTTTTGATTCAGATGACCTGCTCGCAACAGGTCATTTTTTATTGCTGATTATCCATTTTTACTTTGTATCTCATTCTCTTCACCTCACTTTTGTATGTATTGCACTTCTTGGAAGTGCTGCCAGAACCGCGAGATTGGTCGAGAGTTGTCCCCCGCAGTCCTGGCAGCAGGCCCGAGACAGGCTTGCTGTACACACGTTCGTGTGTTATGCTGTTTGTAACTGGTATTTTCTTATGAAGCTGTTAGAGTGTTCCCGCACTCAGCAGCTTTTTTCTTTGCAAGATAATGTGATAGTTCGTGATAGCGTTGTAAGTTCAACTTGTGATAAGACCATGCTGCCTGATAGCCTTTCTCTTCACCGATTGCCCTGTATGCTTCAGCCAACTCTTCATATTCCTTGGCTTCCTTCTTTGCCTCTTTCAACTCCAGTTCGATTCGATTCAGTTCCAGACGATGTTGATAGGCTTCGTTCTGTTCAGCATCCATCAAGCTCATATCGTAGCCTGCTGTACGTTCTAGCACTTCCTGCATACGCATATTCCAGTTCATTCTCATGCTCCTTTCTTATCCACCTAAT